ACTGAAGCCTCATGAATCAATGCCTGATGTGGTAAAAGATAAGCTTGAATACACGGATTCAGCTTACTTCAGCCATTTTGACGATAAGAAAGAAACTGGTCGTCCCTCTCGGAAAAAGAGCTATTGTAAGTGTGGCAACGTAGACGACGCCAAGATCAGACCCTTGGATAAAAAGAAGCTCATGAGAACGGCTGAACGGGTTGTAGAAAGACTTGAAGAGGAAGATATTGAAATTAATCGGGATAAGTTCCTTGATGTTGTATATTCCCACAAGTCTGATCCTAATAAGCAGTTTAATGAAGAAGTCATTTTAGAGAACGCGACCCAAATTTCAAAAGAAGATGGTCAATAAAGAGCATTTACAAGAGTTAGTTGAGAGGCATGGAGAAGTACACGTTTACGTCGAAGAACATGAAACGGTAGCGGGTTCTGAACACCCTATTGGTGTTCGGGATAATCAGTACACCGTATTCAATGAAGATTGCTTTGTTCTTCATGTTCATGCGGAAGAACATCACATTCCCTATGACAGCATTGTCCACGTAGAACTTCCTGTAAATTTCCCTGATTAAATACAATGTCTGATGAAGAGTTGTGTGGTGCGCCTCTGAAGACTAAAGATGGGAAGTGTGATCGAACCGCGACTAAAGAAGATGGTCGTTGTGGTTATCACACTGAAATAGAGGAAGAGCAGAATATGGACCGGAATTGGAAACCGGCCATGACTCACGGGCTGAATCAATCTCGTGGCGGATATTATAAATCTCAATCCGATGAAGATAAAGCATTTATTGATGCTATTGCTCAAGACTTAATTTCTAAGTCAAACTTCACGGAAGAAGATGATTTCGCCGTGGAAAAACTTCGGCAAGTTGCTGTTGATATTCATCAAAAGCGAACGGCTGATGAGTATGTTGCCAAAAAGGGACTCACACAAGAGAAAAGCATTGGTTTCCATGAACAATATGGGGAAATCACTCAAGAGGAAGAGAACGTCTTGATGATCACAAAAGACAGACTTTCCCGTGAATCTCGTATGACTATAAAAGATTTCGGGATTCTTGAACAAGATGATAGTTCAAGTGATGAAGCGGCAAAGTCACTTATAGAGGATCTTTCGGGATGAGCATGGAAAAAGAATTCCCCGAATTCAATCACAACAATTATCAGCAAGAATTTCTTGAAGATTGGTGGAGTCGGAAAAAGCTTTTTAAAGGAACTAGACAATCTGGTAAAACTACTCTTATCCTCATGGAAACGAAGAGAATGATTCGTTCTGATATGGATTGTTTAGTTTTAGTCCCTACACAATCACAAATAGGTACGATGAAGCAAACTTATCAAAAAATCTTTGGAAGTATTCCTCTTGCTGACTTTGCTTCGTTTTCTGATTTAAGAGATGGATATTATACGGGATCAAAGTTTGACGCTGTTCTTATTGATGAGGGACAGCATTTATCATTGGATTTATTAAATCGTGAAATATTTCCAATGGATTTTATATTCCTACGTATGACTGTACCTAGAGAAAATTATGGAGATGCTTATTTATCTGACGAAACTGTAGACTCTTCGGAATTGTTTGATTCGGTTTATAAAGTTTAATTAATTTTCAGAGGTTTTACGATGCAAGATATCGATGATGAGACGCGGGAACGGCTCCGTGAAGAGCCTTCTTTCTTTGTAGAGAAGATTCTTGGTATAGAGCCTTACCCGTATCAGAAAGAATTCATCGATTCGAAGAAAGATCGTAAAGCTGTCGTTGGCGGTCGTCAGATTGGTAAGACTACCATGATGGCTTGGATGGCGATACATGAATTTACAATGTATCGTGATCGTGAAATTCTTTTAGTCGCTCCGACGCAAAGGCAGGCTTTGAATTTCATGCGAAAGTTAAAGAGGGAAATCGATGATTGGATCGAAAATCCCGATGCATACGGATTGAAGTATGTTTCAAAATCTCGCATCGAGGGTAAAAATGGGAGTAGGATTGAAGCACTTCCCGCACTGGAAGAGACAATCCGTGGACTTACCATTGACTCGGCGTTCATTGATGAAGCGGCATTCATTGACCGTCATATATTTACATCGATTGTTTCGCCCATGCTCGCAACTACAGATGGTCAATTTGTAATCGGTTCTACGGCTTGGGGTAAAGAAGGATATCTTTACAACAAGTTCGATGAAGACGATTACTGGTTGAGCAAGAGATATACTTCTATTGAAAACCCGGACATTCCTGCGAGGCAGATTGAAGAATGGCGGCGTGATATGACCGAGTTGGAGTTTCAGAGAGAGGTTCTTGCACAATTCTCTGACAAGAAGAACGCTTTCTTCAAAAATCGTGATATCAACGCCGCACTTGAGTGGTTGAATCAAGAAGACCTTCCCCGGAATGTTATCTATCCAGATAGAGCAGGACGAACATCTTATTTGGGTGTCGATCCTGCATCTACTGGTGATGATAAGGCCGTTCTCACTTCTGTTGATTCTGAAGATAACGTTTATGAAATTAAAGTTATCGATGAATGTGAGATTCCCGAATTAGAAAAGGAGATACGGTCAAAATTGAATGCTCCGGATCGGAATTATATTAATGTCTATATCGAAGAGAACGGTCTTGGGGAAGGTACTGTGCATAGGTTTGAACGCGAATTTAAGCAGGTCGAAGGATTTAGAACAACTATCCGAAGCAAGGAATCAATCTACAATCAGGTGAAAAATAAGATGCAAAAAGGCGAACTTTCAATTCCTGATAGAGAAGATTTCAAGAAACAGCTTCGGACTATTGAGTATGAAATGACAGAAAGAGGAAATATGAAAATATACGCTCCGGGTGATGAGCATGACGATATGGCTGATTCCCTTGCCTTAGCTGTTGCCGCCAAGTCTGGTAACAGATATGTTGAAAGGCAGAGTAAGTTTTACTCTTTCAAAGGCGGGCGTTCTAAAGAAGGAAGTTCTACAGGAAAAAGAGCATATTCATTTTAAATTATGGGACTGAAGGATACATTTACGAGTAAAGGCAAGTTGGTAGCTGAAGAGTTACAACGAGCGGCAGAGCCGGATGCTCGTTCGGTTGATAATCATCCTTCAGCAAATAGTACAAAGTATACGCACACGCAAAGAAGGGGTTCGTCTGATAAGCATTTCCCGAATAAGAAAAAGCTAGAGCGATATTGGGAAATATACCAAGAAGTTCCGATCATTCGGCACCCAATTCGTTCCTTCGCTTCAGAAGTAGTTAGTCCCGGTTACTACGTAGATACTGAAAACGAAGACTTAAAAGAAGATTTAGAGGATTGGTTAGCTCACTGTGCTATCGTTGACGGTGAAGTGGGCAAAGATTTCTCTATTCTTCTTAAGAAAGCGCAAATTCAACGGGAAGTAAAAGGAACTTCTCTTTGTGAGAAAGTTAGCTCTGAAGATGGTAATTTGTATGGTTTCAAGCTAATGAGGCCGGAAACTGTACGAGCTTATACAAAGCCCGGTCAGACTGTACTACTTCCTCCTGATTATAGTCCGGAAGATGTAGAACAAGGGTCGAATGGTTTTCTTCGTGATCTTGTTCAAGAGCAAGACTTTTACAAGAACGAGAAGGGAGAAATTGCGGCCTATGTTCAGAAGGATGATTCTATAGCTAACAAGTCTGATGGATATTATATTCCGTTCACGCGAAATCAAGTAATTAAACTTACGCGAGATACGGATACGGGAGAGATTTTTGGCGAAAGTCGAATTTCGGCTGTTGAAGATCGATTGAATTCTCTTCTCAACAAATTAGACGATGTAGATAAGGCTATTGAGTCTACTTCTTCGCCGCTTCAGTTATTCAAGTTTGGTGTTGGCGAAGATGGGCCTTGGGCACCTGAAGAGATTGCTTCGTTCATGAATGAACACAAGCAGTCTGAATTCGAAGCTGGAATGAAGCAGGGTGTTCAAGGAGATGTTACTGTTGAAGAATATGGTGGAGAAGTTCCGCCTGTTGGGGAATTCCTTGAATGGGATCTTAACTGGATTATGTCTGAAATGCCCATGCCGAAGTACGCTCTTGGTGGCTATACTTCTGATGTAAACCAGTTTGTTTCTCGTTCTCAATCCGCGAGATTGGAGAATCAGAAAAAGGAAGCCCGGACTGAAATTTCTAATGAATGGACTCCGGTTCTTGAAGAAAAGGCCGAGGAATTAGGCTATGATGCTGATGATGTTAATGCACTTGTTATTGGTGAAGATCCAAGCGATATCGGTATCGAAGATATACTCCGGCAGGAGGGTGTCGATGAAGATAGAGTAAAGGAAATAGCCAATTCCGAAAACGACCCCACGGCAAATACCAAAAGGCCTCCTGCCTCTACTGAAGATAGAGATGGTGGGGGAGATACAGTTAATGGTGATACATAATGGTAGATAAAGGTTTACAACGTGTAGGAGGTCGTGGTTTTCTTGATGATTCTGAAGATGGCGATCTTTATACGATTCATGGTATAGCTATTGGAGCCGGAGATGTTACTTTAGGTAGCACTTCTGGTGAAAGAAAGTATTGGAGTGAAGAAGTTCTCCGAGAGTCAGCTTCTACTTTGGAAGGAAAGCAGATTGTTGCCAACCACGAAAACAGAGATATTTATTCTGTTGTTGGTAGTGTTACTGATGCTTCTTATTCTGAAAATAAGAAAGGAGTTGTTTTCCAAGGTGTAGTTGATGAAGAGCTTTTAGCTAAGAGGATCAATCGTGGTTGGCTTGATGTAAGCCCTCGTATTATTCACACTTCTGGTGAAGTGGATGAAAACGGTATTAAACATCCTGATAAAATCAAGATGTTTGATAATTTGGCTATTGTTTCCAAGGGGGCGGCTCAAAGCAATGAAGTATCTACCGGAGAATCTGAAGAACTTAGCGTTGAAGAACTTCAGTCTCATTTCGAAGACGGGCCTGAAATGGAAGAAGTTGAGTTTGAGCAATTTGAAGAACTTCAGGAGTTTAAATTTACGCAGTATATGTATGATAATCCTGAAGGAGCAGAAGGTGCTAGCCAAGGGTTCGGTTGTGAAGGATTCCATGAGGTAGATTTCGGTGACAAGACGATGTATATGCCTTGTCAGAACCGAGATAATTTCTTAGCGAACGTCAAAGAAAGAGAGCAGGAAGAAGCGCAGACCCCGGAACATGATGAAATTGAAGAAGAACTAGCAGAACAAGAATTTACCCAAGGAGATTATGTGACTTGGGATAACGGTTCTGCTCATGGAAAAGTTGTAGATACGACCACAAACGGAACTTATGACTCCGAAATAGATGGAGATGTTTCCGTTTCTGGAACCGAAGATGATCCTGCCGCTTTAATTGATATCTATCAAGATGTAGATGGAAGTTGGGAAAAGGGCGAGAAAACAGTAGCCCACAAGTTTTCTACGCTTAACAAGTGGGACGTTGATATTGATGAATTATCTCAGCACATGGAAGAAGCTTCTGATTATTCTAGTGAAGAAATGAGGATTGCTTCTCAAATGGCTTCACAGTCTAAAATGACTAAATCTGAATGCCTTTCTTTCATGGATCTAATTACCCCTTCGCGTTCGACAGATATTCCACGTTTATCTGGAATTATTTCGAATGTTCTTTCAGAAAGACAGCGAGAGGCTATGGCGAAGCATTTGGCACCCGAATCTATGGGTTCGGATTCAGATGATGGCGATAGCGTTCTAAATAAGATGTTTAAATAAGAAAATTGAGTGATCCCTTCTAAGTGTTTAGCGAGGGTGACAGTTTTCGTTTTGAAGTAAATAAAATTAAGTGATATAATATGACTGAAATTGATGAGGAAGTTCTTGACCGACTTGAGGCTGAGGCTAAGGTAGCCGATGCTGATGTTGAAGAGCTTACAATCGCAGTTGAATCGGATCTTGAACAGAAGGATTCTGAAGTAGAAGAACTTCAGGAAGAAGTAGAAACCAAGGAAGCTGAAATCGAACAGCTTTCTTCGAAGGTTGAAGAGAAGGAGCAGGAGGTTGAAGAAATGAGTGAAAAAGTTGAGTCTGTAAAGGACGACTATGCGGAAGAGCTTGCGAAGAATAGTGAGTTTATGGACAAGGAGGATTTCCTGAACAAGTTTGATTTCGAAGAGCTTCAGGAGAAGTACGACTCTATTGAGTCTTCGTCTGATCCTGCTCCTAATTCGGGCGACCCCGGCGCTGGCTTCCAGAATGGTAATGGAGAGGATCCCGATGGTGGGGATAATGAAGAGGCCGAACTTTCAGAGACGGAAGAGCTTGCGGCGGCTTCGTTCCGAGAGCGCGCTCAGAAGACAGGCAAGAACTACTGGAACGAGATTGCGGATGAGATTGAGGAAGCGGAATAAATTTGAGGTGATAATTTATGGCACAAGATTCTACGACGGAATATAATTTAGATGCTGGTGACGTTGCGTGGGGCGGTGCGGAAAGCTTCACGTTTGAAGCCACGGATGATACAGACCTTTCGGGAAGTGCGGTTACGATGAACGCAAGTGGTCAGATTACGCTGGCTTCGGATACCGATAATCATCTTGGTGTGGTTCTGGATGATACGGCTCATTCGTCCAGTCTGACTACAGAAAAGGACGATAATTACTGGACTGTGCATCACGGAGGGCTTCCTGTAGTTCTTGAGGTTACAGGTTCTCCCGATCTTGGTGTATACGTGAATCCCGCTTCGGGTGGAGACGGTACGTATGTTGATTCTGCTGGTGCTGGTCCTGATAGTTCCCTGCCGCTTCTTGTTGACGAAGTTGACGCTTCGAATGACTTGTATGTGGCTATCATGCGGTAAATAATTTAGGTGAATATAAATGGTAAATATTACTACTTCTGACGTTCTGACGGAACAGAGAATCCGGCGTGTTGTTGAGGAAGAGCGGCAATGGCCTCTTATCTTCAACGATTTCTTCCGGACAATTACAATGCCTGCTGATCATCCGACCAAGACTCTTGAGATTCCTGAGGATGAGGGTCTTATGTCGGAACCCCGACGTGTTGGGGAGGGTTCGCAGTTCCCCCGCACCGAGGAAGATTACGATACGACCCCTGTTACGGTAAAGAAGCACGGGTTCGAAGTATCGATTACGTGGGAGGCCACGCAGTTTAATATCTTCGATATTGTTGCTCGGCAGACCGAGAAGGCGGCCCGTCGATTCAACGAGTACATTAATCGTCTTGCTTTCGACGTTGTAAGCGATTCGAACAACCAGCACCCCTCGTCTCCGGTTGTACCCGGCGATGTTTCGGAGTCCAGTGGATTCGACTTTGCCCTTGCGACTGGTGCAAAGAAGATCCTTAAGGACGACCAAATCACTCCCAACATGATGGTAGTGAATACAGAGGGTGAACACGCTCTGATGAATTCCGATAACTTCCAACGCGCTTCCGATCTTGGTGATAACGTAACCCGAGATGGCGCTATTGGGCGCTTTGCTGGTCTGGATGTTATGGTAGATAACTCCGGTCTTATGCCTTCGGGTTCGGCTGAAGCGTACCTCGTTGATACTAACGAGTACGGGTATGAGGTTGTTAAGGAAGACGTTGCGACTGATGAATATGAGGATCAGTCGCGGCAGGCTCAGATTGTTCAGTGGTACACCATGCGTGAATGGCTTGCCATTGAGCCGGAAGCCTGTATAAAGTTTCAGGAATCGTAGAGGTTACGCTTCGCAGTACGGTATAGCTTACGGGTAATAATCCCGCTAAATATTTTTTATACTCATAATACATGGCAGATTTTACATTATCGATAACAAATTCGGAATTGATTGATGAAGTCCGAGACTCTTTAGCGGGGTTAGATACTACTAAAATTCCGGACGACACTATTCAGCAAACAACTGATAGATTTGTCGTACCACTTTTAAACGATAATATTCCAAAAGAAGTAAAGAATAAACAGTCTGAATATCAGGATGCTTTTGATACTGCCGTAATCGCTTGGACCGCCGAGTTATCATTTAACGCATGGATGACATATACTCGGCTAAGAGATGCAGAAGTAGAAGCTTATACTGATCCCAAAAACTATAAAAAACAATTAAAGCAAAGAACTAATTTAGCACTTCAGCTTGTGAATACTACACGCCCTTCAGATATCCCAAAAACAACCGTTACGATTAAACATGATGGTGTTTACAGGACTGTTGATTTATCGAAAAATTGGGTGTATGAATGACTTTAGCTGAAGACGCGGCGAGGCTGTTAATTGGAGATTTTGGTGAGGAAGTAGATGTAACATCTATGGGAGATGGGACATTTGAAGATCCGAGTGATCCCATTTATCATTCAACTTCCGAAACAGTTGGAAGTACATCTACTCATAAAGTAAGATTGTATACAACGCCTTCAGATGAAAAACTTCAAAAATATGGTTTTGATGAAGATACGGAATCCATGATGTATTCCACATCTCAAATTGCAGAAGAAGGAGACGAAGTAAGTTACTCTCCTAATGACAGTAATTGGGTAGTTGGAAGCGTCGAAACAAATCAAATAGGCCACGGGCCATATTTGTATGTTTATCAGTTGTTAGGTGAATAAAATGGCAGATTTTAATGTAGAAGTTATTGGCGATTCTCCCGGCGATATTGAAGATCGTCTTACAAAAGTTAATCTTGAAGCATCTAACAGAACCAATCAAGCTTTGATGGAAACAGCGAGAGAAGTCAAAGACGATTTAGAAGATACCTCTCCACATGACACAGGAGAGTATGAGAATTCGTGGTACATATATCCTGCCAAAAATGACGAGGTATGGATTCTCAATGAAGCTGATCATGCTCAATTTGTAATGCTTCCTAATTCAAAAATGGTTGGCTCAGAAAAAGCTGATCTTCCTACATCTGGTGTGCTTCATAATGCGGAAGGAGTTGCCAAAGGACATTCAAGCAAATTAAGCGCAAGGATTCAAAGTGTGTTAGAAGACCTATTTGGACAGATTAGAAAATGAGTGTCAATTTAGATAATTCCAATAAGAGATTGAAGGCGGGCATTGTACGTCTTCTTAGAGATAACGTGAGTGGTTGGTCTACAAATTCTCAACACGGAGTTGCTAATGTATGGCCTTCTACACCCCCGGAATCAGTCAATAATGAATTCCCTAGGGGTTCGGTTGATATAGTCGATGGAGAAGATTTTGATCTTTCTGTAGATTTGGATGTAAGACTTCGTGAAGTAACAGTAAAAATTGTCGTTTTTGCTGAAAGTGAAGGGCCTGCTGAAACTCTTATTGATGATGTAGAAGATGCAGTAGTTGATTATTGGGATCAGAATGATTCTAACAATAATCAATATACTGGTGATTGGACTTATAGGCAGGTAGACGGCTTTACACCTTTAGCCGAAAATGAAGGAGATAAAGGTAATTTGCGGTACAATAAATCGATTAATATTGTTTTCGAAACAGTTAAAGTAAATTAAAGTGATAAATTATGCCCGGTGATTTTAGTCCCGTTGTTGGCGCACAGCCTGTTGAATACGTAGAAGAATCAGATTATGCTGTTGAGGTATCGGAAGGAGATTATAATTGGTTTGGAATTACTACATCTTGGGACGCTGAACAAGGTGTAGAATCTGAATCTATTACATATCTTCCTGAATTTGGAGCAAGCAATAAGCTAGAAAAGCGTGTAAACGTAAAGCTCCGAGAGATGTATGAAGCGGATATTACTTATCATCCGCAAGGAGACTTTGCTTTCCTTCAATATTTCACGGGGGCGCTTGAAGGTACTGCTGATGATGTTACCAGCATTCAGGTTGGTGAAATTAATGAAGGAGATAGTTCTTTCCGCCGTCTTCTTGGTGGTGTGGGAGAAGAAGTGACTGTCTCTGTTGCTGAGGATGAAGTTGCTGAAGTTTCTGCTTCATTCACTTTTGGTGAAGCGACTGATTGGAATTCGACAGATTATACAGACAGCAACGGTAGTCACGCTACTGAAGATACAACTGAACCTTGGTCTTATGATAGTTTGGGTTCAGTTACTTATGGTGGAACAGAAATGGATGGTGCTATTGAGAGCGTAGAGCTAACTATTTCAAATGATCTTGCGGTTGTTCGTGACGCTAATTCTGACCTTAGTACACAGATTTCTGCTATCATTCCTGTTGACCGTGAAATTACTGTAGATGTAGAGTTTACCTATGATAACTTTGATATCTTGAATGATGTTCGTTCATACACGCCTCAAGATTTCGTATTTACCATTGGTGACACGACATTTACTGTTGGCGGTGTTCAATTCCCTGAAGCTCCGTATGAATTTACAGCGGATGATCTTGTAAGTGATAGTTTGACAAGTGATCCCGCGAATAGTATTACGTGGAGTACGAGTAGTCCGTGAAGAATAAATTCAGATATAACGCTTTTAGTATATTAGATTTAATTTTAAAAGAAAATTTTGTGATATAAAAAATGACTGAATATGAAGAATATACCCAATATCAAGATGGGGATGTTTGGGAGTATAATACTGAAATGTCCCGTCTTTTTGAAGATCGTGTTGCTAAGGGGAATATTTCTGCGCGCCCTACGGCTTCAGAGGCACCAGAAAATGCTATTTGGATAGCGACCGATGAAAACCTTATCTATCGCAACGATGGTGTAGATGGTTGGGTAGTAGAAGGCCACGGATCTTCAGGTAGCCCTGTCCCCGAAGGTGACTATGTTTCTCTCTTAACAGAGACGCTTGAAGCGAACAGTCCGACGAATCTCGACAACCTGAGTTTTCCGGATTTAGACAGCGGCCCAAGTTCGTTCCGCGAGGGAATCATTGTACAGATGGGAGATGATTCGGCCTCCGCCGGGGATGTTGGATACACCGCGCCCGTCCACTTCGTAACGGAGAGTGGTGAAAGGATTGCGACGATGGCGGCAGACAAGGTTCATAATCACGTTGGATTCTATACGCGGGGAAGTGCGTTCGACGGAAGTGACGCGCAACCCGTGAAGCGGTTGAATATTCAGGGCGGGACCGCAGAGGTGGACTTCGACTTCTACACGGTTGATAACATGGAACTCAAGGGGACCGCTCCCGAGTTACACCTGTTCTCCGAAGCGGGGAACGACACCAAGTTCACGCAGTATGAGGATAATTCAGTTGTTCACCAGATTCAGTGGGATGCTGGACGGAATGACGTTCGTTTTCAGCACTTTAACGCCGCGAGCGCGCCGCCCGATTATATGGAAATTGCCGGAGACGAAGAGCAGATTGAGTTTAATTGGGATATGACGGACGACGCGACAAACGTGATATACGACCAGTCAGCCGCTCATATTCCCCGAGAGCGGGTGGAGGGAGGAAGTCCGATATCCTACTCCCCCGGACACACCGAATGGGCAGATGGGCTGTCGAATGAAGAGGTGTGTCGATGGACGGCGGAGTCGGGTGTTACCTACGTGTTCGAGAACATCGGGTTCTCGCAGAATGGAGGGGGAACGTCAGCCGACGCAAGCCTCGACCTGTACAACGTGAGCGCGGGAACGCAAATGGCAACGGTTGATCTTGGAACATCTGATACAATTAATGTCTCCACCTCTTCGGGTCAGACAGTCATAGCGAGAATCACCAACTCGACGGGATCACTAATCGAAGCTAGCCCGCATATTAACGGGTACAAAAACTAATGCTGGAAGATGTTTAAATTTGAATAGTATTGTAAGATAAAAAGCAATTAGAAGTTTAAGAAATCAAGAAGATAAAATATACATGACCGAAACAATTGAAGTTGATGGCGAAGAGTATAAGTTAGAAGGCAACCCGACGCTCCTTACGGTTCGAAAGGTTCAGTCCATGCAAATGGATCTTATCAAGTCCTATGTTTCCGATGAGGAATTGAAGAACATGGATTCGCTTGATGATGAATCTGCTATTATTGAGGCTATTGTTGAATCTGGTGGTATGGATGCTCTGCAAGACGTGATGTGGGAGCGTTCTCTGCTTGATACGGCCCAAACCATCTCTCTTGCATTGGACTCTGTATTCTCACCTTCTGACTTCGATACAATGCACGCCAGCGACTTTAAGGAGTTGAGAAAGAAATCGGAAGATGCTCTTGGCGGGGATGCTTCTGATTTTTTCAACGGCTTAGGGATCGATACGTTATTGAACGAGGAAGGAATGAGGCAACGGAGTACGGAAACGAACAAAAGAGAGATTTAAAGAAAGAACTTCTTCCTCTTAATGCTGTTGAAAGAGTAAAGAAGATTAAGAAGGCTATTCGCGGGAAAGAAACTTATCAGCATTATGCTGAACACCAAATTATGAAGCAGTATTCAATAGGATATAATGAATTAATGTCTTTCCCATATGAGAAATACTTAGAATTCTCTAAGATAATTACATTAGAAGAGAAAGAAAAAGAAAAAGAAAGACAAAAAATGGAGAAGGATACATAAATGCCGTATTTTGGTGACATATTTATCCCGTGGATCACGGATAAAGATACTTCTATAACGAAGGAAACTATTGAAAAGAACTTCGTTGATGAAAAGCCACAAGTTTATGAATTAACTCCTGATCTTGAAGGTGGTACGTATAATCTTGTTCTCAATGAGAATTACAGCGATAAAAACGAAACTCTAAATGAACAGCAAGATGCTGTTCTTTCAATGGTTTCTCGACATGGGACAGAGTTTCCTTTTTCAATTGGTAACGATCAAGCATATCTGTTAGTAAGTGGAGCAGATACATCTATCGATCCCCGGCAAGAAATACGAGAAGCCACGATACAAGCACGTATATTGCCTCGCTCCAAGTACGCTTCGGCTGTTGAAGTAAAACCACACCCGGTAAATGGCGCGGGGGATTTTAATTATGATTTGGGGAACTATACGTATATTGGATTCCCTTCGAATGTAGGAGTATCTTCAACAAAAGATTTTACTATTTCTTCGGAAGATGGAGATATAGATATTTATTCTCTTTCTTCGAATTCTCTTTTTGAGATATACGAAAGAGCGGAAGGTTATGGGCTTAACTACGGTGCTGATTATGGACGTGGAACAAGTGTTCTCATGTCTTCGGAACAACAATCTATCTGCAAATTATTCGGGGCTTCTGGACAAAGAATTTATTCGGATTATACTGTGGCTGAACAGGGTTCGGTTTTAAACAATAGTTTAATTAAAACAACTCTAAACGCTTCTTCGTCTAATATTGATGTTTGGGATGGAAGTGCTTGGAGTAATCTCGGAAGTCTAGAATTAGCATATGAAAACGGTTATGCGTTAAACAACGAAAATCGCAAAGTAGAACTCGAATTTGTAAATGGAAATAAAGAAACGATTTATCATTCACTCCCGGCTGTGAGATACAATATTTCAAACACGGGAGATTTTGTTTTTACCCCAAATCTCACAAACATCTCGCAAGTTGAGTCGAATAATTATTACTCTGTTTGGACTGACCCCAATGATTCTACTGGTGAAGATATTATCATGGTCAGACTTGTTGATAATGGCAATTTCTTTACTGATACTACGGCAGGGACTTTTGGAATTGAAAATATGGATCCAACAGAGGGGAATGATGTTTTTATAGGGAAAGTTTTGGATGATTTGACCATTGAAGAAATGGTACAATCCATTTACACACACGGAACAAGAAGAAATACTTTTGTGCAAAAATGAATATAGGAACCATCGAACTTCCGATAATAAATAATATCGAAACTTCTGTTCAATCAGAAGTCGATGAAATTAAATCGGAGCTTGATAGTGTTACTGTCAAACACACTCCCTCTGTCCAGTCTATAAGTATCGTTGGTTTCTTGAATAGTGAACTTCATTCTCAAAATCTTTCTTTGGAAAACCAGAAGAATGAGTTAAGAAAGCTCAGAAGCAAAACCAAAGACGAAAATAGTATAAATTATCAAAAATACAAAGGGCATTTGCTTGTCGATAATGTAAAATTTTCAGATAATGGGGAAAGTAGAATTGTTAAAGAATTCGAAATAGAAGGGCGGTACTTTCCTTGGCCGAAATATTATCCGGAGAGTGAACCATGACAAATCAGATAGGAAATACATCAATAGGTTCAGTTACCAATCTTGAGGTTGGTAATACTGTTGATATAGACGAATACGAAATTTTAGATGAAGAAACAAGTAAACTAGTTTCTGGTGAACGCACAGGATACAATATCACTATCGATTTTGTCGTTTCAAGTTTCGATATCATCGATACAATTACTTTAGAAGAACAGAAACAAAGAATATCAAAACTTATTGGAAGAAAATCTTCTTTCAATTCTTTTTATTACTTGGACTTTATATTAGGTTTTATATCTATTTCGGAGATTATTTTCTCCGAGTCTTCTGATAGAGATACTATCATAGAAGGCCAAATTAAAGGTATATATTTACCTTGGCCGAAGTATTTTTCTAATCTCTCAAGACCTTCCGAAGATATTCGCAATTATGGTTCTGGTTTTTACGGTGGCGGTATTTATTATGGAAGTTCAACAGGAATTTACGGTAACGGAATTTATGGAGAAAGCATTTACAATTAGAGGTAGATAATTATGCCAAATACAAATAATCACGAATGGACGATTCCCGAAGTAGGAGCTTCGGAAGATGTGTGGGGTAGTATACTGAACAGCTTCTTTTCTGATCTCGATGCTCAGATAATGTTAGATGGGCCTTTAGCTGATAGGCCCGATGCTTCGAATACGGACTTAAAGTATTATCATTCTACAGATGAGTCAGAAGATAAAATTTATTATAATAGCGGGAATACTTGGGAAACTCTAAGTATTGGCGGTTCTGGTGGAGGGGACAATATAAGCTATATTTCAGGACACACTAATTGGGATGAAACGATAAGCGCCGATACTGAACTTCATCGGTTTGAGTTAGAATCAGATGAAGCTTTTGAAGTACAAGATATTCAATTCTTCCAAAGAGGCGGTGGTTCTGTTAACTCTAATGCTTCCGTTGATGTATTTGAGGTTGGTGTTGGTGCGATTGATTCTGCTTATCTTAATCAGAAAAGCACATCGGGCGGTACTAGCTCTACTGGTTCTACTATTTTATTTCGCATAACTAACGGTACTGGAAGTAATATAGATGCTTCGGTTTCTATTAAAGGTGCTATTGTATAATGGTAACAAGAACAGTTGAGAATCTTGAAAACAGAACAGATTCGGCAAGCATCCAGTTTGACCAAGTTATTGACGCCGCGAATGATCTTGGAATAACGGATGGTGACGATCCTTTTGATTTTGATTGTACCCAATATGACGGAACGCCGACTCTAGTTCAGTATGAAGAAGGGACGTATCCTTTTACTACTTCAGATTTAGAGCCAAACCCCGATCAAACCTTTGGGATTGAGTCAAAGGCGAGAGACAAATCTAAAGTGACCTTTAGGGTTGCGGATGATGATGAGCCTGCCCGGATTTTCAATCCCAAATCTGCAGTTATAGATAGCTTCTACATGGGTGACTTTACTTGTGACACCCGTTCTAATTATAATGGAAATGCAGATATTACTCTTTCTCATGCTAATTTCTATGGCACGGGTATAATGCGGAATATAGAGTTTGAGGGGTGGGGCGCGGAGACAGCTTATAAGGTTGATCGAAGCCGTCCTGAACCCGGAGCAGACCTTATTTACAAAAACATTGTAGATAGGAGGCCGATTCAATATGGTGTTTATAAGAACAGAACAACATTCCCCTTCTTAATTTCAAAGGCTAGAGAAGACGTTTATGTTTTGTTCGATGGTCTTGAATTAGAAGGTACAGGTGAATCTGGAATTTATTCAGGAAAAGATAAATGTGAGATTCATGTAGTTAATTCTTTCTTTAAAAACTGCGCCCATTCAGGTGTTCGTATCACCGGCTCAAACTCTAGTGTTCGCAATTGTACTTTTGTTGCCGATGTAGATAATATCCAAGCCGACTCGGAAGTTACTGATCCGGAAGGTATTATCATTAATCGGATGATATGGACCATGACCGACGACCCCGATAATAATGGTTCTGGTTATCGTTCAGGTCCAACGATAGAAGATTGTGACTTTTTAATTGAAGAAGTAGTTGAATCTCCTTCTGAGTCTGGACAGGGTGTAATTGTCGGTGACTCTGAAGTTGGTGGAATGACAATAAAGAACACACGCATTGAAGTCAACAACACTAGAGATAACGATAATTATAGTGCTATCCAATTTAGGGCCGAGCAATCGGACCTTAGTTTTGATGTTGCTCATACTATTGATAATGTTAACGTAGTAGGAAGTATGGATTTGGGTAGTGCCGCTTTCGATATTCCAGATAGGGACCAAACGAAAATAATAAACTGTTGTATTGATCTTCCGAATAATAGTGATGGCGTGTACTCCGAAGGTGTTAATACAACACCGGAGCATATAATAGAAGATACAAATGTTAGTGTAGGCGGTACAAGGTTTGTTACAAATGGAGCTAATCACACGCTTATCAATACCACTGAAAATAGTGGTGTTTGTAGTTCTCCTGATTTAAGTTCTTGGCAGGATACCTCTGACGATAGTGGACCTACGGAACCTGAAGAAACATACAGTACAGACTTTACAAACTACCCATCCGGGTCCAATCCGTCTGATTGGACCTCTAGATGGCATTCAGTCGATTCGGACTGGAATATAAATTCTTCTGCTTCGTTTGTTGGGAACCAGTATCTTGAGTTAAATACTTCTGATGGTAACGCTCGCCGCGCTATTTCTTGGGATGATGTTGGAGATGTGCAAGATGTTGAAATTCTTGCTCTGTGTCGGCATCCGGAATATACTGATGGTATAGGATGGTCACGTCTGTATACAAGGGGGAGTGGGGATAGCACCTCCGAATCCGCTTATTATGGAGGTATAGGTTATCAATCAGATGGTAATAACTATGAGTTGCAGATAGGTCGATATGATCAAGGTTTTGATATTCTCAAATCTTTTGCTTTACCAGATACATTTGGAGATTGGATTTGGATCCGATTCCAAACGATTGGGACAGAAATAAAAGCTAAATTTTGGGAATACAACTCTATTGAGCCTTCTGATTGGGATATTGCGGTTTCTGACTCAGCATTGTCGATTGGTTGGGCTGGTGTTGGTGCTTATGATGGTTCATTGCAGGAGTGGGACTATGTAGGTATTGGTGTAGGGGGTGCTGAGGCTCCTAAACCTGTTGACAATTCAGGCCGTTATGTAATGCAAACTGTAGATCCCGGTTCGCGTCGGACTGTTGATGGTGTGAACCAGACGGTGCCTGTCAATATTCAAGTGAATACAGATGCGGCTACAAATGTTGGAGATACACAAGCCGATCTCAATCTCGAATTGACAGACTTGGAAGCCTTTTATCAGAGCGATCTTTACTTTAATTACAGAGAGACAGGAGCTTCCACATGGAATGTAACTACAGGAACTACCGTTTCTGATCCGACTACGTATTCAGAAACAATAACTTCTCTATCAAGCAGTACAGAGTACGAATTCCAAGGCATTGCGAAGGGTGTAGGTGGTTTAGAAGAGTCCAATGCTGGTAGTACGTTGACGTTTACTACTACAGGCATTATTACAAATGGCCTTCAAAACCGTTGGAATTTCGAAGATAATAGTGATACGACAACCGCCGTAGATTCAGTTGGAACGAACGACGGGACTATTAACGGAGGTACTTATTCAAGTGCGAATGCCATGATTGATGACTATGGATTAACATTAGATTCCTCTACCGATGATTATGTTAGTGGAATGAATCCTGTTATCCCACAAGATGCTGATTTCACCATCATGGCGTGGGTTGATTTTACTGCCGCAGAGTCATATGAAACTCTCATTGATGATCAGGGCAACACCATTTACGCAGAATATAACGACAACGACGAGTGCCGTATGACGCTTGAGAATGGTGTTAACTTATTCTGCCAAGGTATTACCGGAGATGGACCGTCACACGTTGTTCTCCGTCGTTCTGGTGATACTTTCGAAGCATTCATCAATGGTTCTTCAGAAGATTCGGAAACCGTTGCTGGAAACATTGGAAGTTCGACTTCTGATTTAGCCTTCGGTGCGCGCTCTGGTAACATCAGAAATCTTAACGGAACCATTGATGATGTTCGATTCTATGATCGTGCATTGAGCAGTTCAGAGATTAGCGATATCGCAAATAAAACCGAATAATGGAAGTAAATACTGAAAAGGATGTGAAAATCATTTTTTACGAGATGGTAGAGCAGGGAGAGTTACAATGTGACTGTCCAGAATGTAATTGTAGATTAGTTGTTACGAGTGATTTCGAATGAACAAAACAGAAATTGCTGATCAGTTGAGTGACGATTTCGTTACTGTTGTGGCTATCCTCGGTATCGTATTTTTGGGGTTTCACGGAATTATCGATCTTGAGGTCATTTCAGCCGTTGCAGGGCTTGGTGGATATCGTTTGTACAAGAGAAGGCAAACGCAGAAAGAAACATAGGGTATAATATATGTCATTAACTCCCATTGGAGATTTAGGTATCGCGCTTAAGGCCGATATCGATGATTATCAGAAGAGCATGGCTACGGCTAGTGATACGACCCGTACCATGACAAGTCTATTCAGTAATCTTGGCACTGCTGTTCGGAATACTGGTCTTGCTATAACCGCTGGTTCTGCTCTGATGGGAGGTGCTATGGTTGCGCTTGCAAGTAGCGCCCAAAGAGTTAGTTCAGCGTTCCGAGAAGTGGATACAATTGGACGAGAAGTGAAGAATTCTCAAGAAGAATACGGAGAACTTGTTTCTGATCTTAACACGAAGTTCGGTCTTCA